TGCGTCCGCACTTGGTGCAAACCTCACTGGTTCTGGCGTAATAGTCCGGGTAATTCTCTAAAATTTGGTCGCCGCACCAGCTCAGCATGCCCACTGTGCCCTTATCGTGCTTGTAGTACACAATGTTCTGGGTCACAACACCGCTGGCCGTGCTGGCATCGTTGCCGCGCACCTCCGGGGCATCTTCGGTGTCTGTGTCAATTTCTACGCCGTATTTGTTCTCCAAAGCCTCTTTGCTCTTGCTCATCTGCAAAAACACATAGTCCATATCTTCCAGCCGATATACGCCCGGCTGCGGGATGACCTGTCTTGGATGGCGTAAATTAACTTCCACATCGCCCAAAGTGCAGTGATACCCGGCAACCGGGTTCCATTCCACATGGAAAAAATCGCCGCCCTGGATGGTCACGGTTCTCTCGCTGCTGTCGTTCATCTCTGGGATAGGCATCCGTCGAATCTCGTTTCGCAAAAGATTCTCGATTTTCCGGGCCTTTTCCACATCCTCTGCATGGATGGCCGTTACCTTCGGCTGTGGGATACTGGTGTCCACTTCGCTTTCGATCAGCTCATACACCACATTCCGCACATTGCTTGCCTTCTTTTTGGCTCCCTGGATAGTGTGGCTCCCGTAATACATATCTTCACGCCGCTGCATGGCTGCAAGCTCTGCACTGTATCGTGCTTTTGCGGCAGATAACTTGCCTTGCCATTTTTCCAGCAGCTTTTTGTCTTTGTCGTCGTTCTTCTTCATTGTTCACTCCTGTAGGGTCACGCCCCCGCAAATGTGATAAAAAGCGGTCCTACCTAAGCAGGGCCGCTGTGCTTATGCTTTCTTGGGTCTGCCGCGTTTTACTTCCTTGGTTTTCTCTGCCAGCTTGGCATCATAGCTGCCGTCGGCGTTTACCGCCACAACCACATAGGTCAGCTTGCCCTCGGTAAAGGTATCACCCGGCTGCAATCCTTTCGGGGCCATATCAGGTCAACTCCGTACCGGCAGCGGCGCCGCCCATGATGATGTGCCGCCAATCGCCAAAACCGGCGCTGAAACGGCCACGGCCGCTGGAAATCAGGTTCTGGGTGCGCACATCCACATCCTGCTCAATTTCCAGCGGGGTGCGGTCGTAGAACATGCTGCCCATCAGGTCTTTGTTGGCCTGGCTGGACATGATGATGTACGGCTCGGTGCCATCTGCAACCTGCCAATGGTGGTCAACCACAAGCTTCCAAATGCCCTTGTTCACGTTGACATCGTTGAAGCTGCTGCCAACCTGCTGGTCACTGTTGATGATCTTTTTGCCCAGCGTAATCAGGCGGTAGGCGTTGCCGGGCACGATCAGGGTATCGAAGGTGTAGCCCATCACATGGCCGGTGGCGTTTTTAAAGTTCATGCCAATGTTGGCAAGGCGGTTCAGCATGGCATCGTCATTGCCAAAGGCATTGGTAAACACGTTGGACTGGGTCGCAACGCCGGTCAGGCCGGTATGCGCCTTATCAAACAGGGCCAGGCCGTCAGCGGTGGTGCTGTCCAGTCCGGTCTTGCTGCCGTAGGTAAAGGTCTTGGATGCGCTGGTCAGCGCAGCGCTGGCAAACTCTGCACGGCTTCGCTTGTAGGCACGCACATAAGCCGCCGCCTTGGTGGCAACAATGTCAAACTGCAAGTCCTCTTTCATGGTCTTGGTGACTTCAAACAGTTTCTTGAACTCGCTGTGGGTAATCAGCTTGGGCTCAGTCTCTTTCAGAGTATCGGCCGGGGCTTCTGCACCCTCGTCAACAGCCTCAAAGTTGCCAAAGGTAGACAGGCCCGCGATCTTCTCACCAAAACGCTTGGACTTCTTCACGTTGAACAGGGCATTGACAAGCTCGTCGTCGTTGTTCTTCTCGTTGTCGGTGTCCTTCATCTTCATCTGGATCATGTCGGCCCATTCGTTCCAATAATCATTGGCTGCGCCGCTGGATTTACTAAAAATAACTGCCATTTATCGTGGCTCCTTTCAAATCGAGTTATAAAGTTTCTGGATTTCTGCGTCAGATTTGTCCGGGAACGCTTCTTTCGCAAGGTTCAGCATGCTTTCGCTCATTACCTTTTGGGTTCCCGGCTGCGCCTGCCCATCGTGGGCGGCAAGGTGGTTCTTCCCTTTGGCAGCATTGATAGCCGCCTGCTTTCCTGCCGCCTGGCTGGCCTGCGTGGCCTTGCCAAAGTTCACAGCTTTATAGGCCGTCACCATGTCAAGTCCCTTTTCTTGTACAAGCTGTACAATTTTGTCAAAGCCGTCCAGCTTTTCCAGGTCGTTTACGGTTTTCAAAGCAGGTTCCAGCTTCTGCAGCTCGGCAAAATCGCGGTTAAACGCAGCTCCTGCCTGCTCATCAATCTGTTTCTGCTCCAATTCCTGCACCCGGGCATTCAAACGTCGCTTTTCCGGGTCGTTTGCAAGGATTTGGCGCAGTGCTTCCTGCTGTTCCCTGCTCTGGTTGGCCGTCATGCGGTCGATGGCTTCCTGGCGGCTCTGCTCCGCCTGGGCATCCATTGCGGCAAAGTAATCATCCAGTGTCGCAATGTTCTTGCCTGTGGCGGGATTTTTGTACTGTCCAAAACGCTGCGCGATCTGCCGGTCGATTCTTGCCTGTGCCTCTCGCTCGCTGCGCTTGCGGGCAATGGCCCAAACAGAATCAGGGATTTCCGGCTCTTTCGCCGGTTCTTCTGCAGCAGGTTCTTCCACCTGCTGTGTGGTTTCTTCCGCAGCGGTTTCTTCCAGGTTGGTTTCAGAGTCGGCTACGCTCTCGGTCACGCCGTTTTCAAGTTCTTCCATTGGTTCCTCCACGTACAACGCCCGTCGGCTAAAAATGGGTATAAAAAAAGCGCCTACCCCCAATGGGATAAGCGCTATTTCTATCGTAAGTGCGGATTCTATATCCGCTTCAATCGTCCTGCACCGGGTAATTCACCCGTACAACAGGCTCATTCAGGGGCTTTTCCCCCATCACATGCCCATAATCCGGGCACTGTTTGCTGCGGCAGATAAATTTCAGCACATTCGTGCCGGAATCGGTCCTGCACTCAATTCCACAAGTCGGGCATCTCAAAAAATCCCCTCCATTACCAAAATGCTGTTCCGTACCTTGCCGCCGTAATAGCGGCAAATTCTAAAACAGGGCTGCGCGTTCAACCAAAATTCGATCATGCAGGGTGTCCCCACCTTTCCATCAGCATCTTTCGCTCTTCCGTATTGGCATTGCGGTAGTCCTCGTACATATCTGCCGTCCACGGCCGCTTTTTAATATTCACCGGCTTTTTCGCCGGGCTCGTCCACCAAACGCAAAAATAGCGTAAAGCATCCGGGAAATGCGTCAATCCATGCGGATTCTTCGCATACACATCGGCATTTTTGTCGTCTTTCTGTATCTTCGTCAGGCACGTCCACAACTCGCCCGGCTTATAGAACGTCAGATACCCTTTCCCTGTTTTCTCGTCCTTGCGCAGCCACTGTTTCATGGCCGCACACCCGGCAGGAAAATCGCGGGAACTTTGCACCAACGGCAGATGCGCTTCGCTGAACAGCTGCGCACGGCTCTTGCCGCTCTCCTGGCTGCGGTTCCACAAATCAGGCGGCGCAAGGTACATATCAATTTCTTCGCCTTCGGAATCTCGCAAAATCAAATCCGCCGCTTCGCCAATGGTCTTGTTCGGCCCGCCGTCTACCCGGTACACCGTTGCATGGTTGTTCGGGTCAACGGCAATCCAGATTGCCGCCAACATATCAAGGCCATAATCTATCGCCACATAGCGTCTTAGCGGCCCTGTGGGCGGTGCATCGGCCAAGTGGGTATCTTTATCAAGCTCACTAAAAAAGCGCCCTCCGGGGGCGGAGAGCGCTTCTTCCTCTGTCGCAGGGTACTCCTGCATCGTTTTATCCTCGCCCAGCGCAGCAACCGTCTGTGCGTACCATTTTTCGGTACGGCGCGGGTCAGTTGACCAGGGCAAAAACAGCTTGGTAAAGCCGTTGCCGGGGTTCGTGTAGATTTCCTCAAACAGCGTTCCCAGCTTGATAGTCGACAAGCCAATGACACGCCCGCCGAACGGTCGGTTGATAACTGGGTATGCCGCCTGCCAAATCTCTTCGGCATACTGCTGGAACGCCCATTCGTCTATCACAATCAAGTCGGCAGTAAACGAACGGCCTGCAGCAGGGCTGGATGGGAACGCCTTAAACACGCTCTCCGGGCCGTCCGGCCACATCACAACCACCTGCATTGTGCTTTTGTAGAATACCGGCCCTGTCCAGCCTGCAACGCTGCCGCCCGGCGTGTCTACCTCGCGGATAAGCCCCGGCATGTACCGCAGTATCACAGCCAAGCGGCGCACAAGCTCTTTGGCCTCGTCCTCCGACCGGCTCAAGCCTATGGCAGTACGGCCTGTATTCAGCGCCACAAGCCGCGCCACTTCCACCAAAGCCAGCCAGGTAAACCCAAGCTGTCGAGCCTTTAAAACGCACACAAGCCTGTTCCCCGCAAACGCAGTCAGGGCTTTTTTCTGCCCATCCCACAGCGTAAACGGCTGTATCAGCTCATCTGCGTCCTTGTCCTCAATGTGGCAATATGTTTCGCAAAAATACACCGGGTCTTTCCTGCACGCCTCGCGTTCAAGTTCCCGCATCTCTTCCAGCGTCAACACATCACCCCATTTCCTCAAAAATTCCCCAAACCCGCCCTACCGGTTTATGCTGTGCCGGTCTCACCCGTTGCGGGGAGCAAATCCGCAACGTAGTTCAGCAGCACTTGTATTCCGCGCGCTTACCCGCGGTCTCTGCTTTGATGTTATGGGTTCCGGCGATGCGTAACTGCGTCAGTAACGGAGTCCGCACAAGCAGATGCCGGGCAGACTTTTTCAGGCTCTCGAAGTCCCGTTGCGGTCTGCCATCGCGCCGCGCTCCGTATCGGCTTGCCGCTTTGCTTACAGCGTTCAGGTTGATCTATCGCGTTTTGCCTGCGCCGGGCTTAGCCGGTGGGTGCGACCCAGCTTTATCCAACAGCGGGACTTGAACCCGCAACTAAACCCGCAGCTATGCTGTCATAAGGCCCGGCTTTACCAGTTAAGCTATGTTGGCATATAAGGCTCATGCGCTCTGCCCTGCAAGTTTCTTTAGCGGGGCATATCGGCATGAACCTGTTTGGCTTGGCAATCCATAGCAATGTTTCAGCTAAAGTTGGCCGACTTCCACGGCAGAGAGCCACCCTGTATTGCAGAATCCGCCACATGTTACGCACTGTCAGTAGGCGCGTGGCGGTTGCCTAACGGGGAACACAATTGCCGCGTCCGGCCCTGCTACCTTTACCCGTATCATCGGCATTGGTGCTGAATCGAGGACTTGAACCCCGAACCGTCTGATTACAAAACAGATACTCTACCAGTTGAGTTAATCCAGCATGGTAGGCTTCCCGCTTAGATTATCGACTTGCATCGTTTTCAGCAGGCATTTTCATTTCTGGGTGAGGTATGCCATACACACTCACATCGTTCTGGCGCTACCAGACTCCTGGTACTGCACATAGGTCTTGCACCTTTGCCGCGCCGTTGCTTCGGAACGCAGCGCTCATACCATCTTGGTAACGTCACCAAAATGGTCAGCTATGCAGCAAATAAAAAAGCGCCCTGCCGTAGCAGAACGCTTTGTATTGTGGCCGCTGGGTCTTGAAGCGGACGGCCCTAGTCCCAATAGTAAGAGAGGAGGCTGACTTACTTCCGCACCGGGATATACTTTATATCATTTTTGTTCTGGGGAACCTGTCAGTTTTTTCGGAATGTCCCTGCATGGGGGGGTGGGTAAATTTTATTTTTGTATTCGGTGGGGGAACTGACATATTCGTACCCGGCCTCGCTGTTTATGCGCCCCGCCTCCCCCTTTATAGGGGGGGTGCCCCCTGCCCCCTGCTGCCTGCTGCTAAACAGCCCCATAAAAAAGAAGCCACCGCCCTGCCTTGATGCAATGCACCCCCGGCAGGCTTTCGGCTTTCCTCTTTATGCTGCATGTTCCCGCTTTTCTCAGCTGTATTTCGCTAAATACTTATTTAGCGAACCGCAAATTCACGCATTACCGTTCTTTTGTAGCCGCTTTTGGATATTCTGCATCAATTCTCTATCCGCATCGGTCACGGCTTCGGCTGTAATCTCCATCTGATCGGCCGGTTTATCCCCCGCAGAATCGCGCACAAACACCGCCGCTTTAACGTCTCCGGCCTTCGCTTTTGCCGCCATCGCAACCGCGATTGATTCATATAAAGTTATCGGCTTTCCCCTCTGCTGTGCCATCTCTTGGACAGTCTGTGCTAGTTCCTCATCTTCCAGCCCTTCCACACTGTCCGGCTGCTGAAGCAGATCGCTATATATTTCCTTAATGGTTCGGCGCTTCTTCTGGGCTTCAACGCTGGCCTTCTGCCCTGCCTGCTGGATTTCCCGCTTTCGCTTCGGCTCCATATCCTTAATAGCAGTACCTGGCCGCAGATTCGCAATGCTGGCCGGGTTCATCCTGTTGCCGCGCTTGTCTACGAGTTCCCCGCGCTCTGCTGCCCGCCTGGCCTTCTCGACTCCTGCGATTGCCTTGCGGGTAACTTCTCCAAGTTGGACGGCCTGCGCCGCCTTCTTTTCTGCCATGTTGCCGCCCTCCTACCTTAAATAGCAACAAAAAAAGCGCCCAGCGGTAAAGCTGGACGCCAGAAACCTAATTTTTCGCGTTGATACGTTAAAACTGTATAATGAGTGAGCCCCGTCGCGGAAGCTCGCTTCCTCGCGTGGCTCACTCATTATACACATTTTAGCATGCAAGTGCGATTTTGTCAAGTGTTTTTCGGTTTATCGTGATTTTCTCGTTGCAGTCTCTCATCTACTGCCGCCAGAATATAGCCGTTCACGCTCTCCCCGGCTGCTGCTGCTGCCTGCTGGATGGTTTCCGCCATTGTCGGCTGCATCCTCACTGTAATAGTTTTGAGCTTTGCCAAATACCGCGCATTCCCGGCCCGCTTTGCATCGCTGGACATTCTGCGCACCTCCTTTTGTATAGTGCTCACATTATAGCACAACGCGCCGAATCATGCAAGCATGTACAAAGTGCACAAATTCATGCTAGCATAACTGTGCAATGTTCCAAACTTCATGCTAGCATGTTGACATAGTACATGCTAACATGTATAATTAAGCCATCGAAACAAAGGACAGCCGCCCAACGGCCCCACAGGAGGAAACAACATGACTACCACCTATAAAACCTATAAATGGTTTAACCCCCGCCCCAGCACCATCACCGAAGGCACCGCGATGTATCGCGACCTGGCCAGCAAGCACCACCCCGATCACGGCGGCAGCGTCTCCGACATGCAGGAAATCAACGCCGAGTGGGACGAGCTGAAGCCCACGCTCCCCCGCTTCTGCAGTGAGCAGGCCAAGCAAGGCCGCCAGCAGTACGAGCAGACCAAAGCGGCAGAGGATGCTTCCAAGGCCGCGCAGGATGCAGAGGCCGTCAAGATGGCCGAAGAACTTGCCAAGTGCCCGGACCTGCAGTTCGATGTCGTCGGCTCCTGGATTTGGGCCGACACAAACCACAAGTGGCTGCACACCCTCGAAAAACTCGGTTTTCGCTGGTCTGCTAACCGCTGCAAGTACTACTGGCACCCCACCGGCGACACCAGCCGCCGGAACCGTAAAGCCAGCTACCAAGACATTTATAACAAGTACAGCGGCCAGAGCTACCAGACCCGCGACCGCGAAACCATCCCCGCCTGACACCTTGCAGGGCCGCACAGTAAAGCGACCCTATCCCACAAACCAAAGTAAAGGAGATTCACACCATGAAAGAACTAACTATCATCCACGACAACGGAATTCCGGGGCAGGTCGGCGCGTCGGCATACAACGCCGTCGATGTGCAGCAGGCGGGCGGCATTGACGCCCTGCTTGCAAGCTACCGCGTCGCAGGCATCCGCATCATCAAAACAGTTATTGTCTATTAAGGAGGCCCACAACATGAAACATCTGCAAACGGCCTACGAG